GTCGCACTAGGTTAGCTCTTCGAAGCGACATTGTGATCAACGATTGAACTCTACAACGAAAATGTCGTGCTATTCTTGATATCTTGCTGGGCTGAAGCACACGACATAAGCTGGCGCGCCGTGATCACACCCTATGCCAGGGTACCTACAGGCATGGAGCCGAAATGGATGGTGCCTGACTTCGTAATGTCAGGGCACATAAGCGAGAACTGAATTTCAGACGTCCATGTGAAAAGTTGAGCACCTATAGCGGATCCGTCAGATCCATATAAAGCAGACAACGGGACTCCATACTAAGGATCGTAGAAGTATGAAGAGTTGCCTACTGCGGCAAACGGACTGTCGCACTAGATCATATAAAGTCCTGACAGTCTTGCGTTACCGAAGCTAGCGGGCCCTTTGCAGTAAGAAAGGACTGGACAAAAGAGGATGACTAGATAGTCGCGTGTACCAAAAGGCTCGGCGATACCAGCATCGTTGCCAGTCTTTGTAAAAGTCTACTAAGTAGACACGATACCAGTTTGATTGGACACCAGGTTCATACCATTAATAAAAGGGGCGTCAATCTTACCGGGCATGGTTTTAGCGGCATTGCAGAGGTCCCATGCTTCCTCGATTTGCTTCACGTTCATGACGTGAGCGTCGCTTCTAAACTTTTCCATTCAACTGGAATGTTGTTAGCAAAATTAATATAAGTGGGAGTGCGTGTCGGGTTATCTACCGCAGATGAGGCGGTTCTGTGTAACGACTAATAGCAGGTCGTAGACTGATAACCCGAGGTCAAAATTGACCTATGTCTCCACTTAGTAATTGTTGGGGTCAGGTCCGTAGAGTGAATCTAGATATCGTTAAACGACGTCAAATGATCCCTCCGGATAGGTACCGTTCCACGAATAGTAGACGATCTCTTCAAGAAGTTTGCTGACTTGTTCAGACTTGAGACCCTAATATATCGCCAAACGATGTAGAGCAGGGTCCAACAAGATGTGCTTATTGCGCCTGGTGTAGAATTACTTTTACAATAGCACTTTCTTGAGGTCTCTTACCGCAGTAAGACCATTTGGGGTCAAGTAGAACTTCTTGGAACAGAATTGCGCACCCTCTATGTCAGAGATGTCCACCATTTTAACTATCTGTCCGAGCGCTGAGGCCGAGCCGTTGACTCTGCTTGTATGAGCCATAATAGCTGCAGCAACTTGCTATGCTTCGTGGGCGTTACGAGTCAAGGTGCAAGCGTCGTCACCGGCACACGCAAGTGTGTATGGGAACCTGAGATCCCGCAGATAGTATTTTTAATAGACTATGTTCCTCAAAGTGTTCCCTAAGGTGGTGTACGGGTCACCAGAGAAAGTAGCACCATATAGGGTGAAGAACAAGTAGTCACTCGGGGTTGTATTCCCGGTCTTGATGAATTTGGCGAACTTCTTCTTAATCTCGGTGGGCCAATGCTGGTCTCCACTGGGATTAACTCCAGGTAAATGTACAAATGTGGTTTGTACGAAGTTCGTCGCCTCCTTGATAAATAAATCGGCTGCTTAAGGAGGACTTAAATCTCTAGCCTGGTTGTCGGGGTGTGAAAAAAGTTTGACAAACCAGGGACGTAGCTGGCGGAAAAGCTCACCTTCAACACAGTCCTTGAGCTCACCGAACTGGCTTGATTCCCAAGCGCTACCATCTTAGCTGACGGCCATCGTGTTCTTCCCATAAGGTAGGAATCTCTGGCACATCTACTCGGTGGTCATCGCTTAGATGAAAGCTGGTTCGAACTTTTTGATTGTTTCAAAAAGTTGTGCTTGAACCGCAGCGTGGATGACATACCCGTGATCAGCGGGACCGTTTATATTGCGAGGTCGATCAGGGCAGTCTTTATGTACGAAGAAACCTTCTGGTTTCATCGTGTGCTGGAAGACTTCACCGGTCTTGACGAATGTCGAATAACAGGTCTTGGAAAAGTCGCCATCACGAAGGCACTGCGGGATGAGCTTCTGATATTTCCGCATCTTGCCTTTATCCGCAGCGAAAGCTCTAACCGGGTAGTCCATAAACGAAGTGGGCTCAGGTAAATTTTCGAGCATGAACTTGGCGAGCTTGGAGATGTATTGGTGGGCAAAGATACGAAATTATCAAGTTTCTTGCGGTTAGCAGCTGTTGTTAAGGAACCGCCGCATTGCCATGGCGACGTTGGCGACTGAGTCTTTGTGAAACTCATAGGCTCCTAATTCGTCTGATAAGGCCTGCTAACAAAATCTGCCTTATTAGACTAAGTCGACACCACTCTATGCAACGGTGTGCATATTTGAAAGCATGGGTTAGAGGGTGTTTGTCTTCTTATGGATAACCATGTCTTAGTTATCCTTAGCATACTTTAGTAAAACCTCTAGATGCTTCTAATTAACACCTAAGATGTCCATGATTGGGGATACTTAAGTGTCCTCAGTTTGTGGAGGTTTCACAAAATAGTACTGCTTGCATTGGAGGACTGCGCCAGTAGCGTTTAAAAACGGTTGCTTATGTTTTTGTTAAGTTGGATTCTCTGCAACCCAGTCTCTCTCATAACCAAAGAAAATCTTGTTAAGTGGGTGTACCGCCTCTTCGTCTCTCTTCTCTTTCCCTCTAATAAGATTCTCTGGATGATACTCATTGGGCACTATACCGTCGTCATCGATATATTATGCATCTCGCATGGCCTCACGGATGTTAATGATCCTAGAATTCGAGTCTTACTACTCATAATAGTGTAGGGCTTCGATCTTATTGTAGATCTGGCTCTAGTTCCCTTGGTCTATCTGGTAGTAAACCCTCGAAACTCCGTATGACTTACGCCCGCACGTGAGGTAAATGAGTATCAAAGTAAAAGTCAGTAATAAAATATCGACCGCTCCAAAGTCGTTGAACAAGTCGATTAGGTGGAATATCCATCTGGGAACAAGTATGGATATGATGGAAATGAGTTGAGCTGTCATAAAACCATACCGATTATAAATGAATCCACCTAAGAAAGGAATCCACATTGGGTGTAAGGGTGTTATTACCAACCACCAAGTGGAGCCACTATCGCTAAGATCCTCGTCCACCAAGTGCCAAGCCGTGTAGAGGCATGCTAAAAACGCGAACTAAAACGCGAGGTAAATCGCTTCCATTCTCTACAAGCGT